CCACTTTGAAAAGGTAATTCCGTCCAGTTCACAGGGAATCCCATCATCTCCGCCACAAATCGGGGATTGAGTTGGGAAGTTGGGCCATTGTAATCTTGTATGTGTGGATTCAGTACTGTTTCCGCTAAGTGCTTTTGCTGTACCCGTCTTTCCCACGATGGACTTTTGTGTGTAGAATGTTTGCTGTCTGCAACTGCTGGTGTTGGTAACATCCCCCTCATTGCTTGTTGTCCAAGTCCGAGAATAAATGGACTGTTCCCCTTCTCCATTTGTTTCTGATTCCTCGCATCCACTTTCTCGATTGGTGCTTCGTCCATCATTGCCGTTGGTGTAGGCAATAAACCAGCATCGGTCTCTTCGGTGCGGTGCGTTTTTGGCTGCAGCTGGAATAATAAACGGCTGAACTTCGTACCCTTCACCTTCCAAGTCAAGGCACACCTGTTCGAATACCAATCCGCCATCAATGTTCGTGATACCAAAGACATTTTCAGCGATGACAAATCTCGGTTTAATTTCTTGTATTGCTCTAAGCATCTCGCCCCACAAGTAGCGTTCATCATCCGTGCCTTTTCTTTTCCCGGCAAGGGAGAATGGTTGGCAGGGGAATCCTCCAGTAAGAATGTCAATTTTGTTTGCATATTTTTTGAAATCAGTTGTACAAATATCAATGTGACTATCCGCATCAGGGAAGTGATAGTCCAATACTTTTCGTGGAAATTCCATCCACTCGCAATGAAAGATGTTTTCCCATCCCATCCATTCGGCTGCTAAATCAAAGCCACCTATTCCCGAAAATAAACTTCCGTGTCTCATAGTCGTTCTTTATACATTGTTCGTTCACCAATGAATGTCGTTGGTATTGTGTAGCATTCCCCGTGACGATTCTTGGCGATAATCAGTTCGGCTTCTTCCTTTTCGAGCTTCTCTCCTGAATAGTATGCCGGGCGAAATGGGAACATAACAACATCCGCATCTTGCTCAATACTTCCACTCTCACGGATATCACTAAGCATAGGTCTCTTGTCCGCTCTCTCCTCACATTTGCGTGATAACTGAGCCAACACTATCACGGTGATATTTAGTTCCTTAGAAAGCAATTTTAAGTTTCGGGAAATTTCTGCAATCTCTTGTTCTCGGTTTGTTTTTGTTCCTTTGATTAACTGGATGTAATCAATCACCAAAAGTTCAAGTCCGTGTTTCGCTTTGTGAATCTTGGCTTTGGATTTGATTTGTTGGATTGAGCAATTCGGATCATCGTCAATGTAGAATTGCACTGTCTGATTGTTGGCTGAATTAATTAATTGCTGAACCTCAAACTCACGAAGGTTTGCATTGCGAATCTTCCAATTGGCAAGGTCGGTGATCAATGATAAATATCTTTTGACAAGTTGCTCATTGCTCATCTCCAGCGACAAGAACAATCCCTTTCCACCAATCTTGGCGAAGTCATACATCAGCGACAAAGCAAGTGCCGTTTTACCTTGACCAGGTCTTGCAGCCATTACAATCAAATCACCGTTGTTCCATCCACCCAATACCCGGTCAAGTCCTGCCCATCCCGTTGGTCTTCCCGTGAGCTTGTCACCTCTTTGCACCGCCTCAATAATAGAATCAACCGTCTTGTTGGTAACTTGGGTAATCGTGACGGGATCATTGATGGTTGTGAACTTGGTGTTGTCAACCATTGTCTGAACATTAGTGAGAATCTCTTTCAAGTCCGAAGTCAAATCCAAGTTGGTGATGTTCTCAATGAATTGTTTCTTCAGGTATTTGTGTTCAAGTGCTGGAAGGTGACTGCTGATGTTTGGCATCCCATAAACATTCTGCGTGAGCTTGACGATGGTGACCATCTCAGCACGGCTGAACTTCTTGCCTAATGTCAGCACATCAATCTCATCGTTGTTGATGTACATCTCCAACATTGATTCAACAATGCGTTTGTTTAGGTTGTCTTCAAACCATTGTGATTTGATTCTCGGCAACATTGCACGAGTTTGGTCGTAGAATAGTAATTGACCGATTATGTATTCCTCAAGTTCGTTCGTCATATTCTTTCAAAGAAAACACTTTTCGGTGAACAATTTGTGGACTACTTACATTATTTGAAAGATTATTATTTTTCCAAGTACGAACCGCTGCTTTCCAGTTCTTCATTTTGTTTTTACCAACTAACCATCCGTTACTTTCATAATAGTCAAACCATTTTTCAGATACATCATTCATCCCAATTTCCAACATATAGTTTTTAATTTCAACAATTGATGGTTTGATAAAAACATCCCTTTTAACTTTTATATCTTTTACATTATCATTATCAGTATCATTTACATTATCAGCTTTTTTGGGTTCTTGAAAAAAGGGTTGGGTTATTTGGGTTGTTTCTTCCTTCTTTGGTCTACCACCTTTCGCACCATTAAACTTTTGTTTATCGATGTAATCGTCATATTTACGCAAATCCCTCTTCAGTTGCGTTTTAATGGGTTCAAATGCGATGGTCAATAGTAAGTCATCACACGGTGGATTTTCATCGTTTACATAAGCAAAGATGTGTTTGATTAATTTACCCGCAATTTCATCAGGTAGTTTGTTGAATACTCCTTGCTGGTCGCAGTAGAGTATGAATGAAGTTTTGTCTTTTGCCATAAAAAAAGCCCCATCAAATTAGTGCAGTAAGAGTGCGACTAATTCAACAGGGCAATAGAGTTTTAACTTTCGGAATCTCTTACATTCCAGTTAATGGTTCAAATATAATCAATTAGAAATGATATCCCAATTCTTTTTTCACTTGTTTCTGATACTCGTGGCGATCATTGTATTTTGCACCACGCATCTCCTTGTTCTCTTCCTGGTGCTTGGCTCTCCATCTGCGAATCGTTTCCGGTGATGGCAATCGCTTTCCTTCAAACTCCGTGAAGAAGTCCTTGCCTTCACATAATCTGCGATAAATCACCGACATCAATTTAATATCGCAATCTCTCGTTTCGGGTTTATGTTGCAGTAAGTATGCAACCATATCTTTTGTGTTCATAAATTGTGTTTGCTTTTCAAAAACGTTTCAACGTATTTCCTAATTTCAGGACTGCCTAAATCAATATCCCATAAATCACAAACAACGGCAAGAATTTCTTGGGCATCTACGAGGACTGGTCTTGTTTCAGTACTTACAATTGAGTTTACCAAAATAATCATTAAATCCAATTCTTTTTGTGAATGATTTTCTTTCTGATTTTTGACATTAAATACTTTGTCGTTGTTTAATGACCTTCGTACAATTTGTGCAATGGTTTTGTTTTCGTTAAACGCAATTCTGTCTAATTGATTTTTCTCAAAGTCAGTAATTCGTAAAACAATTCTTGATGTTCTATTTTGTTTTAGTATTTTCATTGTCGGTCTATAAAGTTAGCGTAATAGATGGCATCAGTTTCGTTCTCAAAGGTCGCAAGTAACTCTCCAGCGAAGTACACACGCCACTTGATGATGTTATTTATTGATGCTCTTACCACGAGTGCTTTGATTTTTGTCATTGTTTAGTTCTTTTAAGAAGTTCGCTTGTAGTTCCCAAGTTTTCGCACGGTCATTTGCTTCTTGAATCTTTGACCTGATCTCCAGTAGTTCGGTTTCATAGTCCCAAATCAAACGATTCTTGTTTGAGATGGTTTCCAGTAGCTCATCTTCTCGCTCGGTTGTTTTGTGCAACTGGAGAAGGGTGATGACAAACAAGATTGCCATCCCGATGATTAAGTAGTTTTGTATCATTTGCTTTGTTGTTTATTGTTTGTCATTTGCTGGAAAATTTTTCTTTTAACTTTTCAATTAATAATTTGGAATACATAAATAACTCACTCAATTCTTCTGTGTCGTTTTGAGATTGTATGTGTCCAATTGCTTCTCTTATGTGTCTAATTGCGTTACTATACCCACTAATAAAAGTATCATCATATTTTTCCTTTGGTGCAAAAAATGGGTTTTGCAAATTTTCTTCTCTGTTTGTTACTGCCGTTTGTTGTTTATTGTTTGTCATTGCTCACCTCCTCCGTAGGTTTCGTTGTAGTAATCAGTAGTCAACTTTGTGTCTTTATAATGCTCTCCGTAGCAATACGCTTTTCTGATTTGTTGCTTCTCCATTTCTTTGGCTTGTTGAATAAATAATAAACAATTATCAATTTCATCACATCTGTCATCATTCCATTTACCCTCTTCAAAATGGTTTTTTAAAATAGATTTTTGTTTTAATAGTTGGCTTTCCAACCACTCAATTGCCGTCTGTTGTTTTGGCTTACCCGTGTTGTTTTCTTTTGCAAATTGATTAACCTTATCAAGGTATTCAACTGCATTAATCTCCGTTTGTTGTTTATCGTTTGTCATTTGCTTTTTCCTTTGTAAAATTTGTGTTTGTAGATTGCCTTCGTGTAGGTATCAAATTCGGGGATGTAGTTGTCCCTTTCAAATTCATACGGTGATGCCTCTGGCAAGTTGTCAAAGTCATTGAAGTATTGTTTCAACTTCCAGTACACAAACATCACCGCAATGGTGATGGGTGTGATTACGATTAAGAATATCAAGTCCATAAATCAAAATAACAAATTAACTTTCATAATAACAAATTTATTTTATAGTTGAATTGGTGAACGAACGATTTATTTAGTAATTGACAAAAATAGTTCTCCAGCCGATGCCAACTTCTCGTCAATGATTTCTTGGATGTCCTCCTCCAAAGTGATCAAAGTTTGCGTGAGCTTCTTGCCAATGGGCATTCGTGGATCATAACTCACGAAATACGCTTCTTCCATTTCCGTTGCAATCAAACCCATTTGAACTTGCCAATAGTATTCCGGTCGTTTAGATTTGAATTGCTCATTGTTGGTAATTAAAAAGTTCTGAAGGTGGTTTCCGCTATTAAAAGGGCATTTGATTTCAACCAATTGTGTGCCAAGTGCATCAGGTGAATATCCACCCCATTCGCCATAGGTGATGAATGTGTAGGTTTCCGCTCCGTAGTATGTGTAGAAGTCATCGGTCTGCTGAGAGAAGTATTCAAACGCTTCCTTCTCGTGTTCCTTTCCCCAATCCAAAGCACGACCATACATCTCCGCTTTTTGCCCGGTTAGGTATTCCGCTGCCT